ATCACTGAGACTGCCGGGCTTTGCCTCGGACATGGATGCACCTTCGTATTTAGTTACGGCTGGTTCTCAGGATATGTAGAACAGCACGAAAGGGTTCGTATGCGAATTGAAAAGGTCGAGCTCGTAGGATATACACGTCTTGCTACGTTGAACAATATCCACGAGTTCATCTACACCCCGACCTCGGATTACCAGCTGATCCTGGGGACGAATGGGTGCGGTAAGAGTTCGGTGATGCGTGAGTTGTCTCCGCTCCCGCCCAACAAAGAAGACTACGTCAAGGGTGGTCGTAAGGTCGTCCATCTCACCCATGACAACAGTACGTTTGTCTTCACCTCCCTGATGACTGGTGGCACTGGCAAGCACAGCGTCCTCAAAGACGGAGTTGAGCTTAACACCAGCGGATTGGTTACTCTGCAGCGTGAGATAGTCAAACAACAGCTGGGGCTCGATCAGGAGCTTCACGATCTGCTGACCGACCGTATCCGCTTCAGCCGCATGCGTGCACAGGAGCGTCGTCACTGGATGACTCGTCTGTCCACGGCGGACTACAGCTACGTCATGAACAAGTACAAGGAGTTCGCTTCTCGTGCTCGTGACGCAGAAGGCTCGATCAAGGAGTACGAACGTCGTGTGGTGCAGCAGACCGCTCGACTGTTGGCACTGGAGGACATGGACAACCTCGACGGCCGCATTGCCGACCTGACGGCAGAGCTGGTTGAGTTGTTCTCCCAGCGCAAGACGGACCTGCCTCAGCTCAATGCAGTCTGGCATCAGTACAACCAGACCATCGACCAGATTGAACGCGATGCGAAGGCGCTGCTGAAGATCAACTCGTTCTTCCCGGCCGAGTACAAGTTCACCAGCATCGACCAGATGCAGGAGCACATCTACAAGCTGCAAGCTGACCTCAGTGCGGCTCGCGGTCGTTTCGATGTCTACTCCCGTGACTACGCCGACATGGAAACGGTGATTCGTGCACTGGAGGAATCTGGTGCTGATAGCTTGGACAAGCTGCGGGAGATGCAGGGTAAGTTGTCGCGAGAGATCGCTGGCATCGATGAGCAGATCATCAACTTCCCCACGGCCAGTCCGAACAAGAACACGCTGTCTGACTCCCACGACGTGATCAATACCTTCGTGGATATCTTCTCCAATCTGCCGGACAACTCCAACCGCTACTACACCAAGCAGCGGCGCGAGGAAGTACGCGGGGAACTGACGGAGCTGAAGCGTCAGATCCAAGGTGAGGAGAACAAGATCGCCTCGGTGGAACGTCGCATCGAGATGATCATGTCCGCCAAGGACTCTACCTGCCCCAAGTGCGGCTACGTCTGGAAGGAGGGTGTCAGCGAGAACGAAGTCGAAGGTCTGCTGGAAACCAAGGCCTCGCTGGAAGCTGGCGTGAAGGTTCTGGAAGGCAAGTGTGTCGACCACGACCGCTATCTGGAAGAGATCGACGCGATCGCCTTGCAGTACACGCGCTACACCAAGCTGTGCCACGACTATCCGCGTCTGTCGCCGCTTTGGGATTACGTGGCGACCAACAGCTGCATGTCGCACAACCCCAAGATGCACTCGGGGATGATCCATACGTGGATCAACGAAGCGACGCTGCTGGTGGAGCGTGCGCAGAAGGCCGAAGACCTCGATCACATCGAAGCTGCTCTGCGTAAGTCTGATCTCACTGGCGGCGGGGAAGGTGCCCACTACAGCAAGCGTCTGGCTCGACTGGAGCATGACATTGCGGCAACCTCTGGCGAAATCTCCAAGCTGAGTGCGGAGATCTCTTCGCTCACCACGGTGAAGTCTCGCATCGATGAACAGCTGGCGCGCTTTGCTGATCTCACCGTCCGCATGTCTCAGGCTTACGAGCATGTGCAGAAGCTGGTGGAGATCGAGAAGAACAACAGCATCGAAGGTGTGATCTCTGTCCATCAGACGCAGCTGGCAGCATTGCAGCAGAAGATGACTGAGAAGATCACTCTGACGGCGATCATCGACGATCTGCGTAAGGCGATGGAAGAGATGGAAGTCCGTCGTCGTGCGCTGCGCATCATCGAGGAAGAGCTGTCTCCGAAGAGCGGTTTGATCGCATCGCTGGTGCTGGGATTCATCAATGCGCTCACAGATCACATGAACTCTGTCATCGCTCCCATCTGGGAGTACGACATGACTATCCAGTCCTGTTCGATGGCAGAAGGTGATCTGGACTACAAGTTCCCGTTCATGGTGGCCGCACACAGCAAGGCCATCGCAGACGTGTCGGAAGGGTCAGATGGTCAGGTGGAGTTGTTTGACTTTGCCTTCAAGCTGACAGCCATGGTTTATCACAACCTCCAGAGCTACCCGCTCTGGCTGGATGAGTTGGGCAAGTACTTCGATGAGAAGCACCGATCCAACTTGATGATGTTCCTGAAGGGCGTGGTGGATGATCGAACGATCACGCAGGTGTTCCTCACCTCCCACTCGGCCACTCAGTACATCACCATGAACCAAGCTCAGGCTTGCGTCCTGAACCCTGCCAACATCGTGGTGCCTGACGTCCACAATGAGCATGTTGTAATGCGCTGAAGGAGAAGAAGGTGGCAACCAATTTTGTGGAAAAGAAGTTCACGGCGGCCGAAGTGGCCGCCCTGCTGACCTCGGCTGATGACATGGGCGGTGGTCTGATCAACATCTTCGGCACTGACGTTGCCCAGGTGCTGGTCAGTGAAGGTGCCAATACGGACAACATCCGTAAGCACTATCGCGCCACCATGCAGGCCATCAGCGATGGGTTCCTTGACCTGCGCGCTCCGAACGTACAGAAGACGGTCTTCGTCAATCTCGTGCGTCGGCTCATTCAGGCCGGCACCAGCTCGGTTACCGAGATGGACAAGGAGATCAAGCGGATCCTGTCGCGTTGCTATTTCACCAGCACGTTCTCGGCCAGTCTGATCAAGTGCATGCATTTCGATCGCATGGCTCAGAGCCAGTACGTGTACATGGTCCGGGACGCGGCATAGAGGGAGGGGCTTCGGCCCCTCCCCTTATGTTCTTACTTGTAGACGCGCTTGAGGTGCTCGTAGCTCTCGCGGTAGGCGTTGGCGGCCAGGATCGCGTGGTAGTACAGCGTGCTCAGCGCTTCGGCACGCGAGGCCAGACGCCAGCCCATTTCAGCCATGAACTTCAGCTGCGGACCTGCGATGCGCTCGAAGCCAGGTTCACGGTTGGTGATGCGCTTGGCCAGTTCCTGCATCAGGTCGTCGGCACGATCGAGGTAGCCGTTGAGCTTGCTCAGGTCCAGCTCGTTCATCACCAGTGCCAGATCGTTCAGGCGAGCGCCCGTACGTTCGTAGCTGCCGACGGTGGGGTACAGCGAACCGAAGGGACGGGTTTCCACACGGCTGCTGTCGGAGAAGCAACCCAGCAGACCCTGCAGCGTTTCCTTCGGCGCCTTGTCCGAGAGCATGGTGCTGCGGCTGGAGGAGATGCTCTGCAGCTTGCTCGGCTCTCCCAACATCTCGCCCAGCCAGCCCACGCAGTCGGGCAGCTCGGTCGTGGCAAAGCCGACGAGATCCTTGTAGCCCTTGTGCAGCTCCTCGACCATGGTCGGGTAGTCGCTGACCAGACCACGCGGCACCGGCAGTTCTGCCACGGCCAGCGAGGTGTAGGGGTACTTGCTGGTGAAGTTGTGGATCAGCAGCGTGTTGAAGCCTGCACGCACCTTCAGGTCTTTGCTGAAGGCCTGCTTCAGGTAGGTGCTCACGCCCTTGACGAAGGTGTCCAGACGGCCGGTGAAGGCGTTGAGGTACTGGTCGCCGATCATCGACTCGGTGGAGATCTGTTCACTGAGATCATGGACCTGGTCCAGGCTCTGCTCTTCTTCGGTATCTTCGGGCAGTTCGATGTAATTCATCTGAGTTCCTCGACTCAAAGGTTGAAAAGGTTGCGTGCGGAACGCTGCTCATAAAAATAAACGTACCGACGCTATCGTTTGATGATTTCCCAGACAACAGGTGTGCAAAAATGTCGTTGATTGGTGGTTTTACCCAGGCTCCGGAGTTCCGCCCGAACCTGAACATCGGTGCCTGTCTGGATATTCCGACCGGCAATTACTTCAAGGGCATCCATGATGAGATGATTCTCAATGGTGGCCTGAGCCATACCACTGGCATCGTGGCACGTGCAAACATGCACAAGTCCTCGCTGATGCACCACATGTACCTCACCACCCTGGACCGACATCGCTCGTCCGAGGGCAACTCCTATGACACCGAGTATTCGCTGGGCAACCCGCGTCTCATGTCGCTGGCCAAGCACATGCCGAACATCGGTGGCCGTAACCTGCTGGCCGAAGGCCGCCTGAGCATCACCACGCCTGCCGAGCAGGAAGGTGACGAATGGTTCGAGCAGGTCAAGGAGATGATCGAGACCAAGAACAAGAACAAGTCGTTCCGTCAGATGACGCCGTTCGTGGACTCGCAGGGCAACCAGATGCAGTTCCTGTATCCGACCCCGATGGAACTGGACAGCATCAGTCAGTTCGAAGTCTCCACGATCACCAAGAAGCGTGAAGACAACAACATCGGCGCCAAGGAACAGAACCCGCTGGAAATGCACGCAGCCATGGCCAAGAGCCAGATGGTGCGTCAGATGCCGAAGCTGGCAGCGGCCGGTGGCATGTACATCATGATGACCGCTCACGTGGGCGACGTCATCAACATGGATCCGCACAAGCCGGCTCCCAAGAAGTTCCAGATGATGAAGGGCGACGCCAAGGTCAAGGACACGCCCGAAAAGTTCACCTTCCTGCTGAACAACTGCTGGCACATCACCCGTGCTACGCCGCTGATCAACAAGCAGAACGGCACGCCGGAGTTCCCGCGTGGTTCGGACGACGCCCTGAAGGGCGACACCGATCTGATGGCCATCTCCATGGTCAACCTGCGTGGCAAGTTCGGTCCGTCCGGTCTGCCGATCGAACTGCTGTGCTCGCAGTCCGATGGCCTGCTGCCGACCCTGAGCGAGTTCTACTACCTGAAGAACTCCGACGGCTTCGGCCTGGGCGGTCACGACCGCGCGTACTTCCTCGAACTGCTGCCTGACGTCAAGATGCAGCGTACGACCGTCCGTGGCAAGTGTGGTGAGGACAAGCTCCTCCAGCGCGCCATGGAGATCACCTCCGAACTGTGCCAGCTGGTCAACCTGCGGCACGACTTCGATCGCTCGCTGCTGTGCACCCCGGAAGAACTGTACAAGGATCTGAAGGAGCGCGGCTACGATTGGGACGAACTGCTCGGCGGTACTCGCGGCTACTGGCTGTTCGAGAACGACGAGAAGATCGAGCCCAAGAAGTTCCTGTCCACGGCCGACCTGCTGCGCATGCGTAAGGGTCTGTACAAGCCGTGGTGGTACGACGGTGCGGCGCGTTAAGCGCCGCCTTTCCTGAGACACGACAATGCCTTCACAATTCCCCGATGTGGTGGAAAAGCTGATCAAGCTCTTTGGTCAGCATGGGCGGGGGCTGCGCGATGTGCAGCTCCTCCTCAACGACGCTTGCCCGGCTGGCTGGAGCCACCTGAGCAGCGATAACATCATCGAAGCGGTCAACAAGCACCTGCGCATTAAGCTGGGTCTGTTGCAGGTTGATACCTTCGATGCCCGCGAGTGCCTCATTAAGGAGGACTCGGTGGGGGACTGGGTGTATGGCTTCAAGACCTACGTCATGCCCGCGCTGGTGAAGCACGAGCTTGTCTGATGGTCAACACAAACGAATCGCAAGAGGGCGAGCTGAAGGTTATTGTTGCGGGTAGCCGTGGCTACTCGAACTATGACTTCGTCCAAGCGCACTTGAAGCTTCTGCTCAAGACGCGCGGAAAGTTCACCGTGGTCAGCGGTATGGAAAAGACTGGCCCAGATATGCTCGGCGTTCGATTCGCCGAAGAGAACGATCTGAAGTGGGAAGGTCACACTCCCGACTGGGACAATCTGGAAGCTCCCGGCGCGGTGATCAAAACGAATAAGTATGACAAGCAGTACAACGCCAAAGCGGGTATGGACCGCAATCTCGCTATGGCGCAAACTGCAAACATACTGGTCGCTTTCTGGGACGCCAAGTCTCCCGGCACTCGCAACATGATCATGGAGGCGAGGCGTCTGAATCTGGAAGTGATCGTTTTCATCGTACAAGTGGAGAAGTGACGTGGCGACGAAAAACCGTAAGGCGGCCATGGACTTTTATGTCGATGTGCTCACCCAGATGCTGGGTAGTCGGGAACAGGCCCTGTGGCACAAGGAGAACCTGTTTGACCACATGAGCGACGACGAGTTCGACGCGCTGATGGCCCAGTACGAAACGGGTGAAGAGATCGCCCCGATCATCGTGCCGAACCTGACTGACGTCAAGTTGAAGATGGAACGCAACTTGGCGGTGGCAGAGAAGTACGACATCCCGATCTTCCAGCACATCGAGATGACCGACGCCGTCACTGGCGTTACCTTTGTCACCCCCAAGAAATACATGGTGGTGGACATGCCGGTCCGTCTGCAGGTGGAAATGCTGGACAAGAAGATCAAGATCCCGGAAGACAACAAGCATGTCGATGAACGCACTGGTCAGCCGACTGGTCCGTCCAAGGGCAGCTCGGTGTCGTTCCCGGAACTGCAGGTCATGTCTGCACAGGGCTTCAACGCCGCCATCAAGGAACTGCTGCGCTGGCGCGGTGGTGACGAAGTGGGCTTCCAGGCCATGAACCGTCAGATCATCGACAATGGCTCGGTGCGCCTTGAAACCCTGGCTCGCTTGCCGACCAAGGTCAAGAGTACCGAAACCCTGGGCGCCTACCTGATGGCTGCCCATCTGGACAACAATCTGAATCTTTGAGGTAGCTTTCCATGGAACGTGTGCAATCCTTCGGCAACGACGTCAATGCGATCTTCGATGCTGTGTTCGTCAACCAGCTGCGACTGGCTGGGCAGGGACGCATGACCGAACGGTACTTTGGTCAACTGATGGAACAGCTGGAGTCGTTTGCGCACAACGCCAACGTAGCGCTGCTACCCAACAACGACGAAGCCGTGGTTGAGCAATGGGTCGAGCTGCGTTCGAACACGGACATGTTCAAGCTGATCATGAACATCACCATGGAGATGCGCTTCCATCTCAGCGGCGAGGATAACTGGGAGACTACCGTCAAGGCCATTGGTCTGGCGGCTTCGCGTCTGTCCACGGCTCCTTGGCTGGAGAAAGAAGATCCGGACTACCAGGCCAATTCCCGTACCGAGGAAGAGCTGGTTGATCTGATGCTCAACAACGCATGGCTGGCAACCACGCAGTTGTTGCATTGGTCGCTCCAGCGCGTCATGGGCGATCAGCGTCGACTGAGCATCACCTTCATGAAGGAAACCGAAGATGATGCGGAGAAGTGATGAAATCCATCACCGCATCCACGTCATGTTGGATGTGCTGCTGGATACCCGGATCGCAACCGTAGCTGGTCTCAACGGCGAGGCGGCAGCCAAGATGCTCGGTAACCCGAAGTATCTCGAACGACTCACCGACGACATGACAGAGATCACCGATGGGGTCATCAACAACGAGGTGTATCGCGCTGCTTACGCTGGACGTGATCTGTCCACGTTGGCGCTGTCACGACCCACTGGTGCCTTCAAGGCGCTTGATGACCTGAAGCGCTCGCTGGCGGCCAACATCCCCAATACGCCATTTGCCGATGGCTTCTCCTTCGAGATCAACGTCTGGCCCTACCAGATGGACGAAGACGAGATGCGGGATGTGGAAACTGCTGTTGCATACTGGCTCGGTGCGCGGACCAGTATCAGGGTAGTCAACATGCCTCTGCGTGATCTGTCGCCGTATCGGCTCGCTGGTGGGTACAGTGCCGTGTTCCTGTATTCGTTGGACGAGTGGGCCAAGCTCCATGGCAAAGCTGTCATGGCTTCCCCCATTCGCGACGTCACGCTGTTCTGCCCAAGGCTCTACAAGGACAGAGCACTGACGAAGGAAGAATGCATCATCGCCCCCAACAGCGATGCTCTGGATCCATTCGCTGAGACCGTGAACATGTGGCGTGACTTTGTAGGCATCGTCTTTTTCCCGGCGGCTGTCTACTCGATCATGTCCTAGCGGCATACAGGCAGGGCTCGCGCCCTGCCTGCTGCTATACCCTTACTCTTCTTTCTCGTCGCCCTTGTCGCTGATGCCCTGACGCTGCATGCGCGAGGTGAACTCGGAGTAATTCTCCGAAGACACGCCCACTTCGGTCTCGCCTTCCACGAAGGTGACCTCGGGCAGTCGCTGAGCATCGTCGGCCTCGTAGGCCTTGCGGCCCTTGGCGGCGTTCTCTTTGAGGAACGGGTCGGTCGAGCCGTCGTCCTTGAACATGCGCACCACTGCGCTTGCCACCAGACGATCGTTCTCCGCACCCTTCTCGGCAATACCCAACTTCTTCTTGTTCAGGGCAACCTTGTCGATATCCGACAGCGCCTTGAGCAGTACCGTGCCGCCCTTGGGGTCTCCCACCAGGTCGACATCGGCATCCTTGACAAGCTGCAAACGGCGGGCCTGTGTGTACTTCAGCACCGCATCGTCGTCACCCGGATCGCTGGGCATGTAGCGATCAGCCAGGCGTACGCAATCTTTCTGCTCCATCGCAGTACTCCATTGAAAAAAATCACAAGCCTATATCATTCATGGGAAGCTGCATTCAAGAGGTTACATGAACATCTTCAAAAGTCTGATCCGGAAACTCGGATTTGGCCGGCTGCGGGAAGAGGTGGTGAAGGATCGCCTCCAAAAAGAAGCCACGCCGTTGCTGTATCGGAACAAGGAACTACTGGCGCTACTGGAACCCTTCGGGAAGGAAATCCCTCGGTCCGTGCTCCGCCAGACAATGCTGACGACCCGCATCGACGGGGCTGAAGCGTTGATCTCTTCCTTGCTCTTGACAGCCAATGGCATCAAGACTGGCGACGGCTTCCCGCCTGTTGCCGTCACCTCCATCCAGCGTGACCCCGAGTCGCGGTCGTTGGAGGAATACCTGGTCACCATGGACGGCCACGTCCTGGGGGTCAACGAGACCCTGCTGAAGTTGCAAGAGTTCTACAGCAGGTTGTGCAACGCCATCGAAGGCAAGAAAGAAAACGAGGGGTACTTTCAACGCGTTAACGAGAAGTTGTTGGAGGATGTGGCCGAGGTTGTGGCCGCGTTTAGCTTGATAGCCAGAAAATGGAGATAATGTCGAAGTGATCGGCATCATTACCACGGCGTTTGAGAAAGCTCTCACGCCATGAGCGAGACCGAGAAAATAACCCGACTGCTATCACTGCCCGACAAGGGTAGAATGAAGGCTATCGGGGAATTGACGCGACTGTGGCGAGATATACTCGCGGAGCGTCAAGTCGGCCCGCTGCACTGGGGCAAGTTGATGGTGGATCACATCAACAAGTCCTACGGACGTTCCAAAACGCATTCCAAGAAAAGGTCAACCGACCGAGGGAATCTCAACAGGCAGTTGGCTAGTAACAACATGTCCTGGAAGATGTTCCGTCGGGCGATTCGCTTCTTGAACCCGCGCAGAGCGTGGATTGAGTTTCACATGGAATGGGATGAGGGGCCGAACACGATGATCTCCTTGGACATCCACAGACGTCCTGGGGAATCGTTTGTTCCGGTGAAACCCTCCGGAGAAAAGTTTGATTTTGGAGAAGAGCTGCAAGATGTCGACCCTGGAGCAAGCAAACGAAACAGTCACTCCGGCGGGTGATGGTGTTGATCACATCAACATCTACACCGGAGGGCAGACCAAGCTGGGTCGTTTGTTGAGTAACCTGGCACCTGTCAGCTTCATCCATCCCACTCACGGTAAGTTCAACACCGTGGAGGGGTTCTGGTATTGGGCGCGTTGTGGCTTCATCGAAAAGTACTGGGAAGACTTCTCCACTGCCAGTGGCTTTGATGCCAAGCGGTTGGGAAAGACGTTGCCTCGCGTTGAGGTGGCCGATTTCCAGAAACAGATCGAATACGTCATCGAGCTCAAGATCCGACAAAATCAAGAGTTGCGCGAACTGTTGCGTGAATCGAGCCTGCCGCTGCGTCACTACTACTTCTACGGAAGCGGTGACAAGGTGAAGGTAATCGACATGAGCAAGAAATACTCGTGGCAGATCGAGCACATCGACTCCATCCGAAATGTACTGAAGGGAAATACACGCAATGACTGAGTTCAACCCGAAGCGCGAAGGCATCGATCACATCAACATCAACCGCAATGCGCGGTCGGCGTTGGGTCGTCTTCTGCATCCTGCCACCAGCCTGGCCTTCGACCACCCCGAGCATGGTAAGTTCGCCTCCCTGGAGAACTTCCGGATGTGGATCAAGACGGGCATGTCGGTGATGCGGCTGCGCCACGTACCGGTGAACCGGGCTATCGAAATCGCCCAGACCCTGCCACGGGGCAACGTCACCGCTGCGGTGACCGAAGACCTGCTGTGCGAAGGCCTGGGCTTCAAGATCGAGCAGAACGAAGACCTGGCCAAACTGCTGCGCGAGTGCAAGCTGCCGATCGTCGCCTACCACGTCCATCGTGACGGCGACAACAATCTGGTGGTGAGCAACTACTCCCAGCCGCTGGACTGGATGCTGCAGCATCTGGCACTGCATCGCCACTGCTGCTAAGTAGCGACGGCCCTCTCCCGTAAGGGGGAGGGTCGTTATGCCTTACTCTTTTTTTTTGCCTAGCTTATGACAGTTCCAGGGAATCATTGCTATGGCCAAGCGCCTTACCAGTACCATTTTCAAGAATGGTGCCAAAGACAAGCTCTTGACGGTTGACCCGTACAAGATTGCCGATACCGTCTCACGCAACAACATCGTCTCCAAGCTCGGTGGCTTGGCCGGTGGGCTTACCAGCAAGCTGGGCGCCTTCGGTTCCAAGCTGGGTAAGCTGGCTGACGTCAAGGGGAAGATCTCTGCTGTCAAGAGCAAGATCGATGCAGTCAAGAATTCGGCTGCACTGAAGAGCATCAAGAACGGCATCGAGACTGTCAAGAAGGGCGTGAACACCGCTCGTAAGGCAGTAGGCATTGCCAAGGGCATGGTCAACGAGGCCAAGAAGCTCAAGAACAACCTGACTGACATCAAGAAGAATCTGGCCAGTGATGTCAAGTCCAATCTCTCCAGCGCCACCAAGAGCTACCTGCGTGAGAACGCGGGCTTCCTCGGTGACCGTCTGGCCAGCTCGGTCTCGGAGAAGGGGTTCAACTTCTCCAATCTGAAGGACAGCGTCAAGCAGGATGCGTTGGGTAACACCAACCTGCTGAAGAACAACCTGAAGGTCATCTCCAAGGATGCCCTCGGCGATATCAAGATCTCTCGCTTCAAGGACAAGGATGGTCGGGAGTTCATCGATTCTGCCAAGGGCATCAAGGCGCTCACCGGTGGTTCTGATGATTCGATCAAGGTCATCGATCTGGAAGCTGAGCAAGCTGTCGCTACGGCCACTGGTAAGGACATGGTTGCCACTGGCATGTCCAATCAGCTCAAGGACATGCTTGCCAACATCGAGCCGGAGAGCCGCAAGGAAGTCGTGCTGGGTATTTTCCCGGAAGCGGCGGCGGTGTGCGATCTGACTGCCATCTGGTACATGCTCTCCGTAGTCCCCGGTAAGGTTATCTGTGCGCGCTATCCGGATGCGTGCGAGATGATCATGCGCAACTACCGCAAGCCGATCCCGTGCACTCCTGAACAGGAGCAGGCAGAATGCGCCACCCTGCGTGACGTACTCGGTCTGATGCAGGAGAACTGGTGGTACGCCGATCGCAACGGAACTGCTGTGATCGACATCACTGCTTTCTCCGAGGCCAGCGGTGACGCCCTGACGGTGTTCCGTTGGGACGAGCGGTTCGAGACTGCCATCATGCTCGCACCGCTGTTGCCGTCTGTATCCATCAAGGATCAGGTGTTGGAGTATTACCCGTTCGCACCCGAGTTTGGATGACGACATAGAGGAGGGGCGAAAGCCCCTCCTCGTATGCCCTTACGGACGATCCGTACCACGGTACAGAATCGAGATCAGTCGACCCGGCTTGGAGCCCATTGCGTGTACACCAACGCGCGATGGGGAGATCCAGTTCTTGCCTGCGACCATCTGACGAGTGATCGCCAGCTTCAGTCGACGACCAGCCTGCGTCTGATCCTGAAGCGAAAGACCGCCCAGCAGAGACAGGTAATCGGTCATCATGTTCTCATCATCCCAGGTGGAACCCAGGCCGAGAACAGCAAGCTCGCCGAGTGCATCGCCGGCGTTGTTCGTACCGGTGACGCCACCAACAGCATTGCCAACAGCATTACCGATGGGGGTGGTCGCTGCCAACTGACCTGCTCCCACTGCTGCCGTCTGCTGCCACGAGGTCTGCGGAGCAATCGGCATGAAGAACACAGTGGACAGATCAACCAGCGAGAACGCTACGTCCAGCTGTAGCGGTTCGAAGTCTTCGGTGAAGCCGATGTTGCCTGCGCCGTGCGTGACGTTGATGTTGTCCATCATTGCCAGACGCGACTGCATCATGCCGCGGCAGTATGCCTCGCAGATGAACGGCGAGGTGTAGGACTGCTTACCTGTGGCCAGAGGAGAGCCACCAGCCAGGATGCACGCCAGAGGCACGTACAGATGTAGCAGACGAGCCATCTTGTTGCCGTAAGCCGAACGCAGCGTCAGGGTGAAGTCCAATCGAGGCAGAGATGCGCGCGAGGACATCCAGACCTTAGGGATTTCGATCTGGGCGTTACCTGCCAGTGCAGCGGCGCCAGCAACGCCGAACTTCTCAGCAGCACCTGCTGCAAAGTCAGAGGCACCCTGGGCGGCAGCTCCGATTGCCTCACCCACTACGCCACCCATGATCTTGCCATCGGCAAGGTTGGTACGTGCTGCTCGGTTGGCCGAAGCGATCGAGTTGATCTTCTGGGAGATTTCCGATTCGCCAGCTTCATTGGAGATGCTCAGCGTGGTCGGACCCGAGTAGTCCACTCGCAGACCGAGGAACTGCGAGCCGTCCTGGTTCTCGCCGTGGAAGAACGAGGTCATCGCATTCCACCACGGAGCTGGCTTGCCGGTCTCATCGTAACCGACGCGATCTCCACCCTGCTCAACGGCATTGGCCTTGTCTAGGGCGTAGTATCTGTCAGTGCGCTCAGCGTAAGCCTTTAGATACGCATTGGCCGCCGTCCACTTCTGATCAACCTTCTCAGTCCCGTCCTTCGGGTTCGCTAGGAAGTAACTCTTCGGATTGGTAGGTGAGCCGTATGCGCCGTAGAGATTCTTGACAGCGGCGCCGAATCTGGTCAGGAACGGGGTATCTTTGGTGTTGGTGGACTCAGTAAAGCCCTTGCCGAGATAGTTGTTCGACATGACCTCATCGAGCTTCTCGTTGAACCTGTTAGCCTTACGCTGCGCTTTACCCGCGATCCAGTAGACGTCGATGCCACCCCAGCGGTGGAAGATGTCAGGCTGGACTTTGTAGTAAGCCTGCATGTCCTCGGAGGTGAAGGTCGACCTATCATCGGCCCAACGGGTACGCTCTTCCACGGTCATGGCGCGTGGAATGATCCCCATGTTTACAGCCAGACCATTGACGATGGTGTTGACCGCATCCCAGTACAGCGGCATCGCTTGGTTCAGTGAGTAGAACCGACTGGACGGTTTGCCGAGCATGTAGTTGAGTGCACGGTCGACCATGATCATCGGCTGAGCAGGCAGCGTGGCTACCGTGCCCACCATCTTGCCAGCCTCGTACATGATGCCAGGCACACGACCAGTGCGTGCCATGATTGCCATGCCGGGACTGTACATGTTCGCGAAGAAGTTCAACAGCGAGTTGAACTGGGGGACGCCGAATCGCAAGTAGAGACGCTGCGACCGACTATCGATGGCTTCTTCGTACCAGCGACCCATGCCCTTGTTCTCGAACCCGGAAGCACCGAAGGCGGTGATGCCGTAGGACTTGACGTCCGCCGTACGGGTCAACTGCGGCGGAGGGTTGATGACAAAGTTACCGCCCAGGCTGGTATCGGTGAACCCGAAGTCCACCTCGCGCAACGTACGACGCTCAAACTCAATATCGTCCATCTTGTCAGCGGAGACGATGAAGGTCTGGCGCATCCAGTCGCGATCGTGACGGTTAAGGGTTGCCATCTTAGGTTCTCATGTCAAAAGAAAAAAGTAGGGGCGGAGGTTTCCCTCCGCCCCATTCCACTTTATGCCACGTCGCTGCGCAGACTGAAATCAACCACAGGGGTCGAGTTCTGTGCTGCGTTCAGGTTGGCCTCACGGCGAGCCGCTTCCCGCTTAGCACGGGTGCTCTGCTGTACCATCAAGCCATCCTTCTCCACCGTCCTTGCGGCCGGAGTTGCGGGCGTGGGTGCTGCGGCTGGCGCGGCCTCTTCAGAAGATTGGGCTGGCATCGACATTGCTGCCGGGTTGTTGCCAATCTTCGTGCTGATGTCACGCAGGTGCCCTTCCATGGCCTTCATCACGTACAACTGCTTGTTCATGATGTCCATCACGCTGCCCGTCTGAGCCTGCTGAGCACTCTGGACGGCGCGGCTGTTCACGTCTGCCTCGTAAGACTGACGATAGACCGCTTGCTGCGCTTGTGCCTGCGGATCGGCATTGGTCGAACTTGCACTGACCAATCCACCACCAGAGCCGAGGTCGTTGCCCGCAGAACTTGCCGGACGCGGCGCCTCAACATACTGGGCCGGTGTAGCGTTGGCTCCTGCCGGTGCAGCTCCTGCCATTGCCAGCGCAGGATTCGGAGCACCCGTCGCCGAAGGAGGCATGGCGGACGCCGTGTACGTGGCAGCCTGACCAGAATCGCCTTCACCAGTTCGAGTGTTGAAGCTACCCGCACTGATTGCCGCAATGTCACTCGAACCGTAACGATGGCCCCGTACCAGCTTGTCCAGATGAGCAATCACGCCACCCATCGTCTTGGGACGACCATCACGCTCGAAGTAGATATTGCGGTTGGCACTTGCCGCAGCCGGCATCGCCTGAGCACCGATTGCCTCAGACGGTGAACGCAGTGCACTGACAGCACCGCCAGCACCCATGAAGTGCGCCATGTACAGATCAGTATCCGTCGGTTCACGCCCGATGCTCTTACGCAGCATCGCAGCATTCTCCTTCAGGAACTCGGCACCCATCAGGGCATTGGCACGAGCATCGAACTGGTGCGCATCCGGCGAGATGCCGTACTTCGCACCGTACTTCTTCAGCATCGACTGCCAGGTGCTGTTGATGAACT